AGATAAAACCTACGTGCTTTAGTAAGCCCATCATACTCATCACCGCTCTTCATGGGTATCCGTTTGGTCATTCATCATCTCCTACTACTACTGGGGTGTTAGTACTAGCAAGTATTACCTCTTAACTAATACAATGGTGTTATTAATTATCTCCCAGCATCATCAACTCATTCCAAGACACGGGGAATAGTTCATCCATAGCCTCATCTATTTGTTTGGCTACATCCCTTGTCTCTCCCTGTGTATCTGTAGCTACACGTAGCCTACACATGTCTGCGAATGCATCCAGACTTCCTGACCAGTACCACTCAGTCATGTGGTTAAGAGGCAATACCATTCTTGCTTGCTCCTCACACACACCCATCTTAAGCAGGTAAGTGTACTGTTTAGCTGCCTCAATACCCGACTGCTGTATTACACCATCCAAAGTGCTGTTATCTATAGTATTACCCGCACCCTGTTTCTTATTTGTCACAGCTTCACGCAACACTGGGCGATAAAACTCTGGGGCATCGTTCACATACCTACGACTGATCTCATTCCAACGTAAGAATTTATGTTTGACCAACTGTCGTGCTACAAATACTGGGGCTTTAACATGGAAAGAAGCAAAAGCGTGACCAAAAGGTGACATGTGACCATGTTTCGCAAGGTAACCTATTAGTTTCTGATCACTTTTAAGCAGTACTTTCTCTTCACCACCAATAGTTTCTATTGATTCCCACTCACTTCCCTTACCAAAGCTAACCCTAGCTGCATTAACTACTGATAAATCACTACCCATGTGATCTATGTATGTTACTTTAATCATTATCTACCCTTTCTATTCCAATTCTAACACATGCAACCTGCACCTTATCACTTGTTACCATGATTTTAGCACTTTCCATAGCCCCTGAGCATTTCTGCAGACTTCCATAGTTACCTAGTTGAAACACATCTACACCCATGCCTGAGACAGCATGTACCCACAGTAATACCCACATTGTAGCCATAATTTATCTCCTTGTTATCGTTTAGCCCTAAGTGTATCTTCAGGTGAGCTTAGTATTTTATCATCTCTAACTGTCCTGTGGAAGTCGATGATACCCCTAGCTACCTCTTCAATTTGACTTCGGTGTATTCCAATGTCACGTAGTTCATAATCACGTAGCTTATGCAGTTCTCTGACTGTATCATTCATATTAGAGCGCCTACGTAGTGTTTCTGCTATCCCTCTAATTAAGCCCATACATAACTTCTCCTATTCTTTTATCAGTGTAATCCATGAAACGACTGCTTACATCAGCGTCTAAGCATTTTGCATACACAATCTCTGTAAATTCATTTGGGGTACTGAAGTCCCCTAATAGGTATGCTAACCTTATAATCTCATCAATTTCTGTCTGTATTTCTTTAAATTTACCCATTAGATATAATCTTTCATGTTCTTATCAAGTTGTTCTATACGCATCTCTGCGTACCTTATGACCTTACGTAGGTCTGTTATTTCTGAACCAATCTCATCCTCACCCTCATAGATTTTATGACCAGCCCTCATGGAATACTTAATGATATTGCCAATGTGGAAGGATACATCATTCTCCATGATGAAAGTGATTGGTTCTATTTTCCACCGCGTGTAGTGTGATGGTTGGTTTACTATGTCTGACATTTTATGCCCTTTCTCTAAGTTCCTTATAGGAAGAGAGCTTTACTCTCTTTAAAAATTCGACCCCTGTGGTCGAATTCATTTAGTACTATAAGAGGTGATTAATATGACTAAGAGTATTCATCCGAATAGCCTTAAGAATTTAGCTCCTACGTTCACTAAAGATAATGCCAAAGAGATGCAGTTGAAATCTGCAGCTTCACGAAAAGCAGCAACTGATGCTAGGCAAGCACTTAAGATGAGTATGGGAGATTGGAAGAAGTATAAAGAAGATGTACTTGACCACGTAGAGATGAATTCTCTAGATGTCTTGAAGATCCTAATGTTTAAAGCATTAGATAAAGAAGACTTTGATACCGCGAGTGATCTTGCAGCTAAGGTTGCAGAATATGAACAGCCTAAACTACAACGTAGGGAAGTTCAGATTGAAGAGTTAGGTGCTGATGTTTTATCTGATGCTGAACTTGATAGAAAATTAAAGATGCTGCGTGTAGTGTAGTTTTCCGCAAGAAAGAAGCCAGTGCGCCTTGTCGGTTTTACAAAAAAATTGCAAGTGCGGCTTGTCGGTTAGCTAAAAAAACTAAAAGATAATAAGAACCCAAAGACTCTGTGAGAGTCTCTGGGTTCTTTTTTTATTTCCATAGTAATCCGTGGAATCCCTCTGGAGAATCTACAGATTTTATAAGATCTTTAAACATTGAAGGTGTCATAGTGATCACCTCATAGGAATTAAGATCGTTGTTGTATTGACGTAGTGATACAAAACCCTCATAGTTACCAGCGTTTTCGAATATAAGATCAACATCCAGATCATCACCAGATTCATCCATGATTACTATTCTAGTTTGATCAAATTCCTCTTCGATTGTGTATGGCATTACTTACTCATTTCCATTTCATACCAACTTTGATCATCTATTATTAGTTTTATTAGATAAAGTACATCTATTAGATCATTAACTCCGCTATGAAACCTTCTGATTACATACTCATCACCCATTCCTTGAGGTATTATAGCAACCTCTTGGACATCTGTGGTGACTTTACTGGTTCCAGCTTCATATGTCCTGTGTTGTGCTATGGATACTTCCATGCCTTTATAGGTTAGTTTTATATTATTTGTATCCATAGACATCTTATCAATCCTTTTTGGTTTCTAATATTAGTATTAAGATTCTAGTTCACAAGTTACATATGCAGGGGATTCAATTGTAGGTGTCCACTGGTTTATTAATGTAACACAATCAGATACGGTAAGCCCAAAATCTAAAACAAACGAAAGGTCATAAACTGTTAATATGAAACTATACATTGAATTCACCTTATGTTATTTATTTGCTGCTAGTATTATTACGAATATTGAAAGTCCTAGTAGCAACCACATCATCTATCGTCACCAGACCCCCGTAGAGTCCCATTGGCTGCCCGTTGGGACAATTTATAAAGGTTGGCCGCCGCAAGAGTGTTTAGGTCTTCTGCGAGGTGATCAGCCAGTACAGCGATGTACCATAAAACATCACCAAGTTCCGCAGCGATTCCATCGGTAGGTGCATCATCACGAATAACTTTCTTAATTTTGTTTGCTACTTCCCCCGCTTCGCCAGCAAGGCCAAGTGCTAGATATGCTAATGCATTTTCTTTTGGGAAGATAGCTGTCTCTACAGCTTTTCTTTGGTATTGATTCATGTAGATCATTAGTACCTCTTAACTTTCTCTATTATAGTGTCAACATTATTTTCTGAATAGCACAACCTGCAGTCCTGACATTTTTGACCAGTGCAGTTCTGTTGTTCTACAAAATCATTAACGTCTACATTGTTAAATGTTTTGTCAAAGTACTTAGGTGGTTTTGATAGTATGTGTCCCATTTTAGGGTTACTGTAGATAAGTTGCAGGTTCTTTGGTTTATCATGCTGTTTCATATGTCTAAATATGTAATCAACTCTTTTTGTCCATAATGCAAAGATGCACCAAGGGTTGTCAATAACGATAGCCATCAGGTTTTCGAGGTGTTGCATGTTTATTAACTCACCATGCGCATTAAACCTGAAGATGCTATCGTTAATTCTAGGTATTTCTTGTCTTGTTAAAGGACGTGACGATAGGATATCACTGTTACGCTGCAAGGCTGGTGCCATGTTCTTACGGAACCCGTCAAGCATTTTGTGACTGTAACACACACCGCATATATTATCTGTTTTATTCTTAACGGCTTTATTGTTTTGTTTTATGCAATACTCATTGGTCTTTGTGTTAGTACTTATAGATTTAAGACCAAGGAGTTTACCTGTCATAATTGAAATGTGTACAGCTTGTTTCATATCATACCCTATCTATTGTTATGGTAGAATCCCAATGGAATTCTGATACTGCTTTTTGAACTCATCACTTGCATGGGATAACTCTAATCCCATAGTAGCTTCTTTAATGTAACTATCGCCCATGTCATAGGAGCCATGAGTTGCTTCTGATTTAACTGCAACAAACCACCTAGCGTAGGTGTTCTTTGCTTCGTTGATTGGTAGTTGATAAGTTTTTAGCAGTCGCATTTCAGTTTTACCAAAAGGCCCATAGCCTTCATAGATTGCGTATGGGTCTTGTGTGTTTCTTGATTTACCTAATAGGTTTTTACTGGTCATCTTCTACATCCTCACCTTCTTCTGGGTTCCATGAGTCGCCTACACCATCTAACCAAGTGCCTTCAAACATGCCGCCTTCGTCTTGATAGTCAGCATCTACTAATACTCCAAGTTCTTTGAGCTTCTCCCAGACTGGGATTGGTGGTCCCCAAGCAGTCCAGCAATTGAAGTTTATAGATACAACATCCTGTACTGGCATACCTGTTATAGAATTAGGCAGGTTTGTACCATCAGCATCCCAAGATGTTTCTATGATTTCAACTTCTGATACATCCCATTTTGTACCCCAGTTTTCTATACGCCAATCATACCACCCAATGTCATATGAGCCATCTGTATTATGATTTGTTTTGAACAGTTCTATTGGTGTAGGGCATATTAGTTGTAGAAATTGTGGTTGCTGATATGTTAAACTGTTGTATATCTCTGACATTATTTCTCGTGGACCTTCAAGAAATACTTGCTGGTAACAATGATTAGGCATGTGTTTATCCTTTCTTTTAGGGGTTAATTAATCTTTATATTTACTATTTAATAAATCCCATGACTCTATGTGGTCTTGAACAATATTATTGAGATCGTCTATAGCTACGTCAATCTCTGTTCTTTTGTATTTCACACCAGTTATAGCTGATGCTTTAGCCATGAGTTTTGTTTTAGTTAACCCTCTACTGGGCATGATACCAGCTTTAGTAAGTTTTAGTGCAGACTTTAGAACTGCTGCTTGTATCTCATCACGTCCGGGGTTTTTTATTGTAAAGTGTGTATCTTTCATTGTCATCACTGTTCCCCACAGGTTTTAAGTTATTTCTTTTCTTTAGT